CTATTTACGATACAACGTTGCTTAATATCTTAAAATAGTGCATAGATGAGCACAATATTTGCTTTGTAATCAGCAGGTTGCAGGTTCGATTCCTGTTACTAGCTCCAAACGATTGTGAAAAATAAAGATGCAATGTACAGTGCAATATAGAACAAACCTTATTGTGACGCTGTTCATGAATAAGGCTCTATGTTGCACACATTCCATAAGAGTTTTTCACGCAATCCAGAGTGCTCCTTGTATAAATATGCAAGGAGCGTTCTTGTTTATAATAGCCCCTATGGTTGAACCATAGGGGCTATTTTTCTACAGCCGAATCAATTTGTTCTCTCGCAGCTTTTGGTTATCGCCCAAGACACATGCGTACTCATAATTAAGCTTCCGGCCGACAGGGCTTACCATTGGGGCAACTCCAGACTGTGCTATTGGCGTATCGCCTGGAGTCCTGTATTAAAATGTTCCATTACAAACAAAAAACTCGCAGCAGCGGGATACTTCAGCATCCTCAACTACTACGAGTCCTTGTACTTATGCGGTTGAACCGCCGTGTACCGGTCGGTACGCACGGTGGTGTGAGAGGTCATCTCTTCGGTTAAGAGAGCCTCCTGCTCGATTCATACTTTATTCGATCCTTACAGCAGTTCTACGCCTGCATCTTTACAGGCCTGCGTGGTCGCGTCATCCCACAGGCTGACCTGGACTTCACCTACATGGGCTTTGCCCAACAACAGCATGCACAGGCGGCTCTGGCCAATGCCGCCGCCCATCGTCAGGGGCAGGGTGCCGTCCAACAGCATCTTGTGGAAGGGCAGCTCCGCACGCTGCGGGCAGCCCGCTTCGGCCAGCTGGCGGCGCAGGGCGTCGGCGTCAACGCGGATGCCCATGCTGGACAATTCCAGCGCACAGCCCAAAGGCTTATGCCAGAAGAGGATATCGCAGTTCAGCGCCCAATCGTCATAGTCGGGGGCACGGCCGTCGTGGGGCTTGCCGCTCTTGAGCTTGCCGCCGATCTGCATAATGCAGATGGTGCCGTGCTCCTTGGCATAGGCGTTTTCGCGCTGTTTCGGGGTGAAGTCTGGGTATATATCTTCCAACTCCTGGGTCGTGACAAACGTCACTTCGCGGCCAAGGTGGATATTATTTTTCAGTTCAGGGAACTTCCAGCGCAGCTCGTCAGAGGTCGCGCAGACCGCATCCACAATATCCCGTACAGTCTCCTGCAAAAATTCCAGCGTGCGCTGGTCGGCGGTGATAACGCGCTCCCAGTCCCACTGATCCACGTAGATGCTGTGCAGGTTGTCCAGTTCCTCATCACGGCGGACGGCGTTCATGTCGGTCACAATGCCCTGGCCGGGGCGGAAGCCATACTTGTACAGGGCATAGCGCTTCCACTTTGCCAGGCTGTGGACGATCTCGGCGTGCTCGTTCAGGCTGGGCACATCGAACTCGACCGGGCGCTCAACGCCGTTCAGGTCATCGTTCAGTCCGCTGCCCTGCATGACGAACAGGGGAGCGGTGACGCGCTTGAGGTGGAGCGCCATGCAGATCTTCTCCTGGAAAATCGTCTTGATCAGGCCGATGGCTTTCTGGGTGTCGTACAGGCCCAACAGGCTTTGGTAGCCTTCCGGAATGATAATGCTGCTCATATTACATTCTCCTTTTCTTTTCCAAATAGACCCTATTTCTTACGCTTTGGCAAACTGGCTTTCGTACAGGTTCTTATAGAAACCTCCCTGCGCCAGCAGTTCGTCATGCGTACCGCGCTCAATGATGTTGCCAGCCTTCATCACCAAAATCTGGTCGGCGTTCTTGATGGTGGACAGACGGTGGGCCACGATAAAGCTCGTGCGGCCCTTCATCAGTTCCTCAAAGGCATCCTGCACCAATACCTCGGTGCGGGTATCGATGCTGGACGTTGCCTCGTCCAAAATCAGAATCGGCGGGCGGCGCAGCATGACACGCGCAATGCAAAGCAGCTGGCGCTGGC